TCTCAAGTGGCCAGTTGCATATGACAAAAGTTTTTCTCTCTACTCTGGCTTTTGCCATTCTATCATGGTATGACATATAAAATAGTTATTCAGTTCACTCCACATTTTTGCATCGAATTGATCCCAGGTTTTTTGCAAAAATTACATGTTAAACTTATCGCTGTAGAAGTCTCCCATCTCATCTGAATCTCTTTAATAGACTTGCGCCGTGACGGGCAAATAATCTAACTAGGCATAACTAGGGTGTAGACACCTGACATGCGGATTACCCATTCCTCTTAGGGTATAAACGCTGACGAATATATCGCTATCGAACATCTTTATACTAGCTATGGTATACGCCATACAAGAAAATTAGGTGTAGATAGGCTAGGGTGATACGATTGCCGGATTTAACATTAACGCGTGCATATTGTAACAAGTTTAGCCAATGGTTAATACTGATTTGGGTAGATTTGGATATTAATAAGTATTTATATCTCGGTAATTTTGATATTAAGCAACTACCCTACCCTTTTATAATAGATCAAACTGTTATTAACAAGGCGGAGCTTGTATGATAATAATCGTGTCTCCATCACCCAACTCATCGCAATTGCTAAAGTTCGAGAAACCTGTCTTATCACCCGGCTAACTAAACTATTCTGGAACATCCGGATTAATATCGAGATGGGCTACTAGTTACTTGAATACTAACACTAAGGCTCGATTTCTATTCTGTTATAATCTCTTATATTTCAACTGATGGTTGTAGTACCTCCTACAATCCTCACAATTCCAAAAAATATCGTCCATTTATTCATCCAGCATGACATTTCCTAACCTATAACAAGTGGGTTTCTATATTGTTTTTTCTATTAGCGCTGATTCATTTTACAATTCGGCTAGTCTAGCTCTTTCGGTTTTGATTTACTGGGCAGTTACGCAACTGTCAAATATATCCTAGAATTAAAACCCACCATAAAAAGGGGTCCATGCTTGCACATGTCCTACACCTTCTTACTCAATAAATATTAATGCCTGATTTCTATGGGTTTTGGGTCCATCTAAAGACAGTCCGGGGAAAAATTCTTATAACTCATACACTAGCTTTTCTATTTCCCTCTTAGTTACCAGAGGAGGAATATCTATGATTACAGGATGATATCTATTAGTTAATAGGTATGTAGGCACCCATAAGAAGTCCCACAATGCATTCAGTTCATCAAGCGTATATTATATGTCCGTCTTAAAAACTAGTGACACTATAGCATGTTTTACACAGTTATCTTCTAATTCGCAATCAACGATTTTCGCATTTTCCCTGTTCCTCCCTCTTATCTCATTTATATATCTAGTGGGTGTGATCCGTAATATCTCTCTCTTCAGGTTCTCAGTTTAATTCCTTTCATTCAACTCGAAAG